GAAGTGTGCTTGTTATGGAAACAGGTTACGGACCTATAATTAGTGGTATCCATTATTTAGGTAAACCTGGAACATCAATAGCATTGAGTGTTGCTTTAACACAAAATATTATTGAATCCAATTTGAATAAATTTGATGAATTTCAAATGCAATCACATGAACCAATGCTTAGTGCGCCTAGCGCTAAGCGTGGTTTAGTTGAATTGCATCCTAAATGTGTCATGAGATTTATTGAAGATGGCATTGCAGAAGTGTACGGATCCTATTCAGGATTCAAACCTAATCCAAAGTCACATGTTCAGAAATCTGTAATTGCACAGAGTATGGTAGATCGTGGTTTTGAAATAAAACATGGTCCACCTCTTATGCGCGGTTACAAGCCTTGGCGAAATGCAGCTGTGGATATGGCTGCACCCGTCACTGGTTTAGACACTGTTAGATTAGATAAATGCACTAAAGCATTTATAGCAGATATTTTGAATGGTCTTACTAAAGAAGATCTCGAAGATGTTAAAGTTTATGATGACTTTACTGCTGTAAATGGTTGTGCCGGCGTAGCATATGTGGATAAAATAAACCATAATACTAGCGCTGGGGTACCTTGGAAGAAATCTAAGAAACATTTCTTAAGAACATTACCTTCTCAATTTGGATTTGACTTACCAGTCGAATTTACTGAAGAAATTTCAGACAGATCTAAGAAAATCATAGAACAATATGAGGCTGGCTATTTGGCCGCCCCTATATTTTGTGGTAATCTTAAAGATGAAGCTAAAACTTTTAAGAAGATCGCATCTGGTGGAACTAGAGTATTCTCTGGTTCTCCAGCTGATTGGTCGCATGTAGTTCGGAAATATTATCTTTCTATGGTGAGATTGATACAAAATAAACGTTTTTTATTCGAATCTGCACCTGGTACAGTTGCACAGAGTACTGAATGGGAACAAATAAGAGAGTATCTTACTTTTTTCTCAGATCTTAATCTGGTAGCCGGGGACTATAAAGCATTCGATAAACGAATGCCTATGGATGTTATACTAGCCGCATTTAAAATTTTATATGCGATTGCTAAAGCATCTGGTAATTATTCTGAAGAAGATCTTCGTGTATTACGAGGAATTGCTGAGGATACTGCTAGTCCCTTAATTGACTTTAATGGAGATTTAATTAAATTTCTAGGTGGTAATCCATCAGGTCATCCACTTACTGTGATAATCAATGGTCTCGTCAATTGTTTGTATATGAGATATGTTTTTGACATCTTAGGAGAAGAACATAATGTATCAGTTTTTGATTTTAAACGTTTTGTGCATTTAATCACTTATGGTGATGATAATGCCATGGGTGTATCTTCTGAGACACCTTGGTTTAATCATACTGCCATTCAAGCTGAATTAGGTAAGATTGGCATAGTATACACTATGGCAGATAAAGAAGCTGAATCAGTTCCCTTTATTCCCATCGATAAAGTTTCATTTTTGAAACGCGAATGGAGATGGGATGCTGACGTTGGAGCCTATCTATGTCCCTTAGAATGGGATTCTATAGTTAAAATGTTAACTGTGAATGTCATGTCTAAGAGTGTTTCTGCAAAGTTTCAAGCAGTCCAAACTATTGGAACCGCAGTAAGAGAGTGTTTTTACTACGGCAAAGATAAGTTTGAAGAGATGACTACTCTTCTTAGAAGTGGTCACTGAAAATGAATTAGATTGTTATATTGAAGATTCTACATTCCCTTCTTGGGAATCTCTTCGTATAAAAT